GCGACGGCAGGGGACGATGCGGCACTGGCGGTCTAGTCGCGCAACTGGCCAGCGACAGAAATAGGGGAAGAATGAATAGTTTACCACGCATGGCTTGCTGTTCCAGTTGCGTAGATCATTGGTGCCACCATTCAGTTGACCATGACAAGCTTCCGATAGGGAGTGTTGAGTTATTATTCAATTGCACTACTACCCACGAAGCAGCGTTGAAAGGCACGGCAACTCCAGTAACCGTTGCATTAGTAACAGTGCTACTTAAAGTAGTAGATAGGCTAGACATTACTGGCATGGTTCCAACGGTATTTGTTAATATACTGATAACTGAATTAGTTCCAGAACCAAAAGGAATGATTGCTGTCACCGTGAAATTGCTTAGATAACCAGAACTTGGACCTAAGCTAATAGCTCTGTTTGTGTTTACTATGCCGGTAACGACAGTTCCGTTCAGTGGAGCATATAAATAACCCGCCGGTGGTACGAGGCTGGGAATAAATGCGCCGATCAATAACTGCTTCTGCCACACATTAGTCAACCCAGCGCCATTCCCACTGACAGTTCCACCAGCCACATTGACAGCCGTCGTCGCGCTGGTGGCGTTACCGGTGAGGTTGCCAACAAAGTTGGTTGCTGTAACGGTTCCTCCGTGAATTGACGCTTGGATGTTGGTGTTACCCTCCATGAACCTGAATCCGAATATTGAATCCCATCCAATAGTTCCAGTCGTGCCGCCAAGAGACAGCGTGCTATTGGGTGCGGAAAGCACTTGGTTGCCCTGCACGTTCAAGGTCACCGCTCCACCATCCTTCGCGAGAACAGTATTCAGATTCGCCGTGTTACTGATGTTATTGCCGCTCGGTGGAGTCCCGACAAGCTGCGCGTAGTTCAAAGCGTTGGTTCCGGTGAGTGCGTTGGTGGAGACGCTGGTTGCGGTTGCTGCGTTGCCAGTGGTGCTGTTCGTTAGCACGGGCGGCAGAGCATTCGTCACCTGTGCGCTTGTAATGCTAGCTACCGTTGCTGCTTGACCGCTGAAATTACCATGCACGTCGAGTGTCTCCGTGCTCATTTCGACAGCGCCGTTGGTATGATTGAGGGTCATTACATAACCGCCTAACGCGGATAGAAACGGGCTCGAAAATATCAAACCGCTAGGAGTTGCTCCAGATGTGCCGATTGTTAGATTCACCGCACTCGATCCCGCACCAAGTCTAGCGACAGCACCGTTAGTAATCCACGGCGCGTTCGTAATCGCACTGGCTGGCAGTTGCGCGGATTGCAGATTCGTGATTGCGGCGACGGGCCAGTTGGTTTGGCCGGTGCCGCTGCCCAGCGTTGGAAGAATTGCCGCAAACTGATTCGTGGTAAGTAGTTTCGATCCGTCGGGACCGTTCGTCGCCGTCCCCGCCGTAGTCGCAGTGGTGGCTGGATTGACGTTAGCGACCGTATTTGTGAGGTCGCCGGATACCACGCACCGCCCCATCAAGGCGTTGAAGGTATCCACTATGGACCGAAACGTATTCCACTGACTGACCGAGAAATGCTGGCCTATGCCTGCCATCGACAAGGTGCCGTTGATTGAGTGATAAGGGACGCCTTGGTGTTTAGCCAGCACGTAGATAGAGCCTGACCCTAGCGCCGGAAACGCCGTGCTGGGATTACCGGCTGGACAATAGCCGAGCGCCATCTGATTCGGGTCAGTCCAGCCAGAGTAACAGTAAACAGTATCGTAATCACGCGTGAGCATCATCGGTCCTCGTATGTCGTTAGTGGTCGAGCACGGGAAATTGAGAACGGTGTTGCCGCCAAAGTAAGCCGCCGAGAGGGTAACTGTTCCGCTTGCTGGTGATACGTCTAAAGTCAGGCCGTAGGTATTACCGTCTTGAACTAGGCCAATAGGTGAACCGTAGCTGCCTCCTTGACCCAACGGTTGCACCGACTGGCAGTAAGTAAAAAGGCTGACATTTGTCACGTAGATGTTGTTGTTAGGGTCTATAGGCACAAAACCCGTGTCGCCGTAAGAGCCTGTTGACGTATCGGGTCCTGCGGAGCCAGTCACTCCGAGCGGGCCGTAGGTCGGGTAAACTGTGCCTCCACTGCCCCACGTAATGTGGTAGGCATTCGTCATGAGGTTAAACCGGGTGCTGTTGGAAGTTCCTCCTACAAACGGATAGAGGGCGTAAAGCCGGTTCCACAGTCCGCTGGACTTCAGGTCTTTGGCTAGCTTGTGGATAGCGGAAGAAATCAGCGGGTCAGTGATGCCCGACATTGCCAAAAATGCAGTCGCGTTGGTATCGGAAGCTGAGCGCCAGCGAGGGTCACCGGCTCCTTTCGAGTTTGGAATATTCACTTCCCAAGCCGTAGTGGTAAACTTAGAGTTACGGTTCTGAAACACGATATTGGTGCTGTTGTCGTAAGCCACGGTGTTCATGCCGCCTCCAATCATAACGTCTGCCATTTGGTAGTCGGTGTTGGTCACCTGAACCCCGGTGGAGTAGCGCATTAGGCGCGGGTCGGCAGAAACCACGTTCTTTAACAGTATCTGAGACGCGTCAGCCAGCAAATTAGACGACGCGATTAGCGGCCCGTTTGCGTTCCAGTTATCCAGAGTTATCCCCCAACAACTCTTGTACAGAACCATGCACGGCTGAGAGGGGTTGAGGGTATAGCCCCCTCCAATGCGCATATTGCAAGTCTGACCAGCGTCGTACAGCCCAAGGTACTCAAATCCGGGTGGTGTGCCTATGCCGATGTCGGTGCATTTACTCCGTTCAAACAGAGCTTGTACGAAGTGGCCAAAACCGGCACCGATAAGCAGTCCGAAATCGTTATCTGACGAACTCATAGTCATGGTTACGCCTCCGCGCACGTAGGCAAAACCATTGGTGTACATGCCCGGCCCGCCGAAATTAGCGTTGGTTCCTCCAATCACCACTCCACAGTGGTTAACGTAGGTTCGGATATTCAACGCGGTCGTGGCGTCACCGAATCCAGCAATCTGTAACCCGACATTGTTGCTGGCCATTAAAATGCTGCTAAGGTAGGTGCCTGACCCCATCGTAGCTAAAGCTATTCCAGTCCAATTATTTATCTCCAAATTCTCAAAGTACTCATCCACGTTCAATCCTGTACTAATTCCGCTGACATTGGCAGCGGTGTAGTTATGCGAGATAATAGACATGCCGCGCATCCCGGTGGTTATCTCTAGTTTCAGAAACAATCCGTTGTCAGGTAGATTGGTGGAAATCCACTTTGACGCTATAACACCGTCGCCAAGAATGGAGTACGGGCTGCGGTTCTTACTGTTATCACTCTGGCGGTCGATACCCTCAAGCCCAAACTCAAAGTTGGTATCTGCGTGTGCGCCTTTATCGAGATACACTCCAGTCGGGAAGTAAAGCACGCCGCCGTTCTGCCCCCACATCTTCCATGCGTTGCTGATGGCCAAAGTATCGTCAGCTACGCCGTCTCCCACTGCGCCAAATGCCCTCACGTTGAAGGTGTTCGTACCCCAAAGATTTCGGCCTGTAATCAGATTAGTGCTGGTGATCGTTGGATTGACGAGCGTGGTATTGGTTCCGCTGCCGCCCAATAGAGGTATCCCACCGCCGCCCCCGGTTATCGGCGCGCCGTTGACCTGCACCGCTCCTGAGACGTTCAGCACGCCATTCGAGCTAGAGCGCCACCCCGAACTGGTCCACGCGTAGTAGTTTCCATTCGTCTCAATCCGTACGTAGCTGTGATCGCACATGTTGCTGCGGACCCATGCGTATTGACCGTCGTAGTAATTTGTGATGCAGATGGAAGTCTCTTGAGCGTTGGGAAGGTTGGTGCCAGAGAAGCTGCCGGTGAAGGTGCCCGACAGCGTTACTCCGCTCTCTCCGTTCGTAACCACGCCGGATGGGATCTGCGCTATGTCAGCCAGCAGGGCAGTCGCAAGGTCATTCGTCGCGTTGTCCATCCGGGCGTTGGCCGCGCTCTGCGCCGCCGCAACCAGCACGGCAACCCAGTTAGTTAACGCCACGTTGCCGTAAGCGTTCGAGTCAACGGTCGGGTTGCTCATGGACAGGTTGAGCGCCGCGCCGTTCGTTAAGGGCACGTAGTAGCCTGTGTTGGTTCCCGGCGCGTTGGTGGTGTTGCCAGAGCCTCCACCGCCCGCTGCTATTTGAGCGGCTAGGCTGTTGCTTGTCGTTGTCAACTGAGACACCTTTGCCCAATTAGTTGTCCAAAAATCCCCCGTGTAAGAACCTGGTATAGCCAGCGATTCAACGTGATATGTCTCTCCGTTATTCGTCGGCACCTGATAGAAAATCTGATAGTTGAGGTTGCTTGCCCAGTAGGTTCCTTGAAGCTGCTTCGTGCTGTTGGTTCCAAGGATCAACGGCAGGCGCGAAGGCACGCCGCGAATACTCCACTCCCCACCGATGAACTGCGGCGGCGATACCGGCGTTATAATCAGGTAGTTTGTGCAAGGTGTAAGGTCGCTGTTAGTGACGGAGAAAAGGATGGTGTTGCCGAGTTGGGCATTTGATGCCCACGTCAGCAGCGACATGAATATTACAAGGAATAGTCGTTTATTCATATTAGAAATGGCCGGGGTTGTTTTGTTTTTACGGCGGCAAGGCTCCAGGAAAGCGAGCTGCCGTATAGCCGGGCCAAAACTGAACGATGGCTATTTGGGTGTAAGGATAGGTTAGAAGCGTCCCGGCTCCCGCAACCCCAAATTCAAAACTCGACCCTTCAGCGCAATCTATCGCCGAGTAGCTAAGTGGTGTCGCCGCAAGAAGTGCGGCGCGAAGCTCTGGCGTATAATAGCCAAGGTCTGTGGTCGGGTCAGACGCCTTGGCGATAGTTCCGCCCCCGCCTCCGTAGGACACATCGTTCACAAAATCAGCAGGGTTATAAACGCAGAGCAGACCTTTAGCGGGGCCGTAAATCTTAACCTTGCTTCGTTCGGCGCCGCAATAGGCATAAGATGGGTCGAAGCCTACCATTCGCCATGCGAATATACCGTCCAGGTTTCCGTAATCTGCAACCCTGTCACCACCGCTGTAAATCGAATAATACTTATACGCGCCAAGAGAGATTATTGGGCGTGGATTAGGTGCGCTAGGCTCGCCAGCTAAGTCACGATCATCACCACCACTAGTTAGTGTATAGCCGTCTATTTCGGTAGGATACCCGAGAGCGTTAATGACGGAATCCGAAACATCTGCCGGAGGGGTAGGGCCGGGGAAAACGGATACATCAACCACCCCAACTGATTTAGGTGGTATGTTTACACCACGCGAACACCCAATAGGAGACGCCATCATCGAATCACCTATAAATGAAGCACTGAATGAAGATGGTATTTTCATGTAATCATACACCATGCTCTATTGCCTCGCACTTGATAGGTTATTGGGTTGGAGGATGCGTCAACCAAGCCAGTCCCACCAGCGGGCACGTCAGCGTAAATAATCGTGTCGGCTGGAGGCGTGCCGACAGTATTCCATTTCTGCCAAGCAGGCACCACCTCCTCCGTTTGGTCGTTATATCCGGAAGCGGATGCAGTCCGTATAATATACGCAGCACTTACTGAGCCGGTTGGCGTAATGGGAGAAGTGTCATTTTGAGCATAGGTATAGGTGACCGCAACCGCATTGCACGTCTCACCTGCCAGGCTAACGCGCAAATCTGGAGGTTTGGCCACGTTTATCAGTGTTCCCCCAACAGTAGTTCCGTTATAGGTATAGCACCCTAAATAATCTCCATATTCAGTAACGCAAACCATCCTTGTCGGACCGCCGCCTCCACCATTCGCGTAGCATTCCCAATACGTCGTTGTTGTGCCAGGAGAAGGAGCTTGGACGCCGGCGGTTGGCCCGTTAGTTACGAGACAGAGGTAGAAGCTGATGCTAGTCCCAGACGTAACGTGGACCAAATCGTTTGCGGCATAGTCGGTTGAACCTGAGTATTCCCCGCGCCAGTTGATTGCAACCGACTGACCGGACCCGCCGTTCTTTGGTATCTCAAAAATTGTTCCACTCTCGCTGATGACGGCCTGAGCCTTGTCGGTTTCTACCATTAGAACCTTGACGTTTAGCAGTCCATTCAAAGCTCGTATCACGTCACGAAACCGAGCGCCGCTGATAAGCCTATTCGGCTTCGGCATCGGAAGCTTCGTCCCGTTTTGAATATTAGCGTGCGAGTACATAACGTGTCTGCCGCAAATAGATTGGTCCCATCCAGCGCGATAGCTGGCTATCCTCTGCCACGATCTGACCGTATTGACAGGTGACGGTTGGCGGAGTTACCGACGGGTAGGTGGTTGGATATGTGGCCATGCTGCTCACGTTGATTAACGCCGGGGTGCTGCCGTCCAATAGCTGTTGCGACACACCTGCCGCCCATCCATTCACGAGCGCGTCTTTGCACATTGCCAGGTATTGAGTCGCGCTCGGAACGGTAGGCCACAAATAGCCCACGCTGGCCACTTGCGCGGAGTCGCAGACATAATCCTGCAAATAATTGTATCCTCCATACTGAGTGCCGCTTATGATCGGCTGCGTGACGTATTTGAAAGCGCGATTGACAGGGATTGCCCCCGCGCTCGTGTAGTCGCCGCCGGTGGCTGCAATTAAAAAGTAATCATGCTGCACCCGCGTTGTCACGCGGTCGCTGAATCGGAATCTTCCAACCTGCTGCACCGAGCCAGCGCCAAGCGGTGCAAAGCCCACGAAGTTGTAGCTGTAGCTCTCCCATTCGTCGTGGCTGGCGGGCTTCTGAGCGTAGGTGCGGTTCCATTTGACTATACCGTTGCCAACGTCTTGTTTCTCACCCTCAGCTACGCAATACCATGTGGAGTAATCGGGTGTGAGCCCGGCGGATGGATGCGCTGTCCCAAGAGCGGTGGGGATGGATGTGAGAGAACGCAATGCTGTCCAAGGCTGGTCAAAAACATACTCCGCAGTTGTCGCCGGGATTGGAGACCGGAACACCGGGACTCCGCACGGTTTGGCAACCGTCCAGTCTCCGTCAGAGTAATCAGGTGCTGGCCATTGTGCGCTCGTATCAATCCCCGGTTGCGACCACGATTCCGCCGTTCTTTCCTAATGCCCTTTCGGCCATCTCCGTCATGTGATCCTCGAATTTCTCGCGCCTCAAGTCCGGCTTAATGAGGCTGTGCTTTTCAAGTAATGTCTGCATCCGGTAAAGCATTGGATTGTTCTCTATCTGATGGGCAAGGTTCGGGTTGTTATTGAAGATTGCCTGCCGCGCCATCTCATGCTGGCCTTCAATCCATCTCGCCGTGTTTCCAGCCGGATTCCACCCGCCATGCTGAGCCAATTCCTGCAATGTGGGTTGCACCGACGCAAACTTTTGCTCTCGATAGTTTCGCCTTGAATATGCGATCCTGGCGGAAATGTCAGCCTCCCGCCTAGCTTCATCCTCTTGAACCCTTCTCAGTTTCTCGGAGGCCGCAAACTCCTCAGCCCACATCTTGCGCTGCTCTTCAGCGTGCTTTTTGGTTGCATTAAATCGTTCGTCTTCGGCTTTCTTGATTTCCTCCTCCTCCTTAACGGCCTTATCCGCCATATTGCTGGCTATTTCAGATTCGCGCTTCTTCGCCTCTACGTTAGCTTTTCTAGAGTAGGCATCGTCAAGCAGTGCTTTTGCCGAGTTCTCCTTCTGGCGATACCATTCCAGCCCGCCAATGAATTGCTTCTCGTTTTGGGAATTACTTCCAGTCATGAAAGACGTTCCCGCATTCTGATATTTCTGACGCTCTAGAACTGCCGCTTCGTATTTAGCGGACAAATCCTTTATGGTTCCGCTTGTCGCCGTGTCCTTTTGATATTCACTGCCAACAGTTTCGCCGGAACCGGCTGCGCGAACCCGAGCCTCTGCAATCTTTTCGTAAGCAGAAACCACCGCCTCCGCTGACTTCTTTTCCTGCTCGGCAACTTCCTTCAAGTGCTCCCGCAGCTTCTCCACGCCAATCCCTGCAAGCACTAGCGCCCCAATGATTGGATTTAGCCCAACATGAAGAATCGTCCCTAGCCCTGGAACTACTTCGTTAAGAGACGTTAGAGCATGTCTGAATCCACGCGCTCCCTCAGAGCTGCGGTGTAAATACTTCGTGAATTTTCCGAAAGTTGTCTGCACCTTGGCGTCAAAGCTGTTTAGCTCTGGAGCGACTTGGCTTTGGTCCACGCCTAGCTTCAGGCTTAGTTCTTCGCTGATTTGGCCCATATCAATTTCTGTTTTGCACCGCAGCCCAGTCAGCCAACACCTTGTCTGAAGGGTTGAACGCGATTCGCTTTCCACCGCTCATAACTTCACAGCGTTCGTTGAGACATTGGTAAAGAACCTTTACCGGCATCTCCAAGACCTGATCGTGCGTATAGCGAAACTTAAACAGCGAAAGCCAGAAGGCTACCTCGCTGTAATGTGGGGCGCTAAATCCGGCGCCGATGCGTTGCGGCGGTGCGTCCATAGTTGCCTGGGAGATATAATCCCGCGACGCCTTGAGCACTCGCGCCATTTCAAACATTGCCCCGTTAAACGTCTTTCGCCAGCGTTTGCCTTCCCAAAAACATGGTGGAGCCGGTGGACAAAAGAACCGGCAACTTTTAAGGAACCGATTGCGAGCCTTCGGGCACACCTTGAAAGCAACCGAGTTGACCCAAAGGAACTGGGCCAACTGCACCGGGCTTGGCGTGCCATTCGTTAGCAACGGCGAACCGATAAACTGAAGTGTCAGGTAGTTTCTGAGCGTGAGCGCCTTTAGCTCAAAACCCGCCACGTTCTCCGTGAGCCCAAAGAACGCGGCGTCCCTAATCGTCTTTTCCTCTAAGACGGCTTCAGCGTAGCCGGGGATTTCGAGTGGAGTCATTTGCGCAAATCGCGTAGGATTAAGAGGCCGGAGGATTTGGCGACAAATCCAAATTCACAGTGATCTTGTAATATGCGTCATTGCCAAACGGTTGACCGTAGCTGGCAATCACCCACTGCTCCGCAACGCCGCCCGTCCCGCCGTTCGGCGTGAAGCTGAACCAGGACCCGATGTCAGGGCGCGCCGTGGACGCGGTTGCAATCTGCATTACGCCGCTTCCGGTGCCTCCGCCCGTCTTGACGATGGTGAATCCGTTCTGCTTTCCAATCTCGTCTTTGCGCTTGATGACAGCGGACTCGTAGTTGAGGGTCAAGCTTTCCAGCACATAGCTGCCAACTGAAGTTCCAGCCCCCGGCCCGGTTTTAACTGCCGCCACAATGCTGCCAACCGGAACGGCATTGTCGTTGTAGGTTACGCTCATATGTTGTCTTTCTGTTTGCTCACGTTGCCAGCGCGGGCCACGCATCGGCCTGCACTGAAATCTTTCCATTGAAGTGGAAATCGGTTTTGAACATGCCGTGCTCTTGGTCCATCTGAATCGAGCTATTCCCGCCGTCGCTGCTCATGGTTAGGAAATGTCGAGTCATCAAATCGTTGACCTCGTTAATGCACACCCAGAGGCCCGCCAGCGCGTTTCGCGCCTTGGCGCGGTAGATTGAATGAGCCGCTATATCCGCGTCAGTTATGGCTTGAATGGTTATTGAGCAGGCCCATGCTGATTCCCGGCGATAGTTCCACGCGTCTTGCGCTGTGGTTCCGGTTGGCTCCAGTCCGGTCTCCGGGTTAATTATAGCCCATCGGTTCTGACCGGCACCAAGCGTGAACATCACTTCTACCCGCGGGCGATCCTTTGTGAAGTCGATTTCATCCTGAGTGGTGAACGCGGCTAGGCCCATTGCGACCAGCACGGCCTTTACAGCAGGCTCCACTTGTCCCTCGAAATCGTAAATGTCAGCAACGCTCATGCCCTAATTAGCTCCGGGTGACGAATGAGATATTGCAGGCGCTTCGGAATTGCGACGGCTCTGGTCAGCATCGCTCGCCGTGCAATGTCAGCCATTTTCACACTGCCTATACCCTTTGCGGTGTTGCCTATTGTGAATGTTGGATTTCCGGGAGCTCCCAAGCCATCCAAGAAAAATCCCCGCTCTTGACCGTTCTCGTGCTTAGCGATGTATTGCGGCGGCGAGTAGCTGCTTGAAAATCCGGCAGATTGAAGTCGGCGATAACCTTTAAGCCATCCGGCTTTTGCGCGGCCAACGTGCTCACGCAACCGCTTAGCCAGTTTGGCAACCGTAGAAGCCTTGGTCTTAATGCTTTGCCAAAGGTAAACCGTTTGCTTACCGCGTTGACCGGCTACGATTCGGCCTTGCTTGTTCAACTTCGTCCCGAAGTATATCTTGTAGAGATCGTCAGCACTGGCTTTTGTCTTGTCGCTGGCTCTGGCGATTCCGTAAATAGAATGGGGCTGGAAGGCATACCAACGAATGTCTCCCCGCCCGGCCTTTTCTCCAGGCTCGTAATCCGCGAAGTCATGCGCCGTATCCGTTCCGAGGCTGCTAAATTTTGAGCTCACCCGCTCCGTAATGTTCTGGCGAGTCTTGCTGATGTCTGCGGGGGGCGTAAATCTCATCATTGTTTCATTGAGCCGGCCCGCCTCGTCACGAAGCACATTATGCGCAGCTTCACCCGTAACCTTAATGCGAAGCGCGACGGCCTGATTGAATCTGGCCATGCTTCGATTAAGCGCAGTTTGGTCAACAACAATCACGCTCGCTCCTTTACCGCGTCGAAGTCAACAAATGGGTTTGCTGAGTTGTCCTCGCGCTTTGTGATCTTGTGCTTCACGCCCGAAATGGTAACTGGAACTTGAGATTGAGCGTTCTTGTCAAGCAAACCAAGCGAGGCAATGTCATCCCGAACAACGCTGATTCGAACCACCTCGCGTATATCAGACCCCAACTCCATTCCTCCGTCGAAAGCCTGCTCCGAACGCGCAAGAGCGCGGAACGTTTGTCCCGACGAAAGGATAACCACATCAACCGCGTTTAGCTCTTGGTTGACGCGAGCGCCTTCAAGTCGCAGGAGATTTCCTAAGCTTTCCATAAGTCGCCGGGGCGGCGGTAAGTTCACCGCCCCGGCTATCGTGCAGCGAGTTAAGGTGCGGAGATTTTCACCCCATACTTGACGGCGATGTTGGTGCATGCCGCCCCGGTGGCGTTGGTAATATAGGACAGCTTCATATACCCCGCTCCATAAGTATTGAAGTTGGTGACAACCGTTGTGGACGTCTGCCCTGGGGTGAACGTGAAGTAGTAACCCGTTGTCGGGTAACTAATGCCGTCCACGCTCGGCAACAGCAACAGTCCGATAGCCGCGCCGCTGGTATCGCTCTGGGCTGTCACCTGAACGGCAACAGACGCCTGCTTTCGAACGTCCATCACGGAGCTTGTGGAGACTGCGGTAGCGGACGGAATGCCCGCACCGTTAGTTGTCCAGAGCGTCTGCGCTCCATAGGTAGGCACCTGAGCCTGAGCCGTTACTCCAGCGAACAGGATTGCCAGAAACCCGATAATTGCGGGGATCTTGTTATACCCCAAAACGGGATTGATGTTTCCGCTGATATTATTCGTATTCATTGTTCTCTGTTTCTTTGATTGTTTTTCGTGTGCGATGTTACGCGCTCTTGATGAGTATGCCTGCGGTTTTGTCCATCTCCTTGAATCCCGCCATGATGTCGTACGAGCACCACATTGCCCGACTGGCCAGCGAGAACCAGTTGTAGACCGCCACGCTAACCTCCAAGTCAGGAATGGTGAATGAACTAACGCTGAGCGTTCCGTTGTAGCCCTGTTGAGGGGCAACCGGCAACCCGGTGATTCCTCCGATGGCCTGATTGCCACAAGCGAAACCGACGATATTCGCCCCGGCGCCGGTCCAATTGGTGTTGAGATAAAGGCCATCCCAACCGAATGTTTGAAGCGCCGATCCGTCATTTTCGCTGGCAACTCCCTTTTGGAAGAATGCCGGCTGATTGAGCAAACCCGCCATGTATTCGCCGTCAAGAATCAGGTTCTTGACCGGGGATTTCTTCAGACCACCCCAAAGGGTTCTCAGGTCGCCAAACCCGAACGCGCTTGAAGCGGAAACCAGCGGGAGAGCCGCGCCAGTCGCGCCCGCCTGCGTGCCAAAGTTGGCAACGGTAATCGGGGCTGTAGCCACAGCGATAACCATGTCCGCAAAGACCGCCGTGTTCATGGAAACCAGGTCTTCCATCCGCAGGCCGGATTGCAGGTCGCTGTTGGAGACGTTGAACGGACGCGTGTACTGATCCACGGTGATGTTGATGGGATCAATGGTCGTGTCGCCGTCCTCGAAGTCGGTGATGTTCTTGCCGCTTGAGGTTGTCGCGGTGAAGCCGTCAACATACTTCAGAACGCCCATAGCCTTGGGCTTGTAGGGATCCGTGCTGTAGTCGCGGGTGAACGAGCGCAACGGTGCCCAACGATTCTGCAACTTGGTGATCGCACCGGAGATGAGGAAGGCGGTCGTGATGGTCGGGGAAAGGGTATTGCTGTTCTGGGGTCTCCCTGGCCGACTGTCGCGCTTGTAGGCTTCGTCCATCAAGTCCTTCCAGTTGTGGACCATGAAAGCGTGCTGTGCCTTTTGGTCGCCAGCCTTCTTGATCTGATCCAGCGGATTCTCACTGATGACCGAGGCGCGGCCAACGGACTCGCCGCCGACCTGAGCAACCGGCAGGGCGTCGATCTGCCTGTATGTGGCCTGCTCATCATTCATCGCGTTGGAAATCCAGAAAGCCAGATTTTCGTTGGCGATTTTGTTCTCGGCCCGTCGCATGACTTCGGAGGTCACGCGGCTGGTCTTTTCGGCTAACATCTGCTTGCGCAGTTCGGCCAGTTCATTATTTGCGGTCGGAGTGGGTACCGCCGCCTGTGCAGTCGTTTCCATATTTTGTATGTGCATTGTTTCTGTGTTGTCACTGGCGGCAGTGCCAGCTGGTCCGGCTTCGGTCGTGGAGTCGGAAAGTAAAGCAGCGGCGTCAGCGACCGGACCAGGTTCAACTGTCGTGTTGTGTGTGTCCGCCTTTGGCGCGGCTGCTGAAATTCTTGCGAGAATGGCTGTAGGAATGTTCTTGAATGCCTTGGGGTTCAATGCGGCCAGGTCAACGGAATCGTCAACCATTTCGTCAGCCAGCCCAAATTCAACCGCTTCCTCGCCGGTCATCCACGTTTCGGATACCATCGCTTCCCGCATGGCTTGCTTGCTCTTTCCGGTTTCCTCGGCATAGATCGACGCCAGCATGTCGCCGTGCTTGTCTAGCATTTCAGCGGCGTCCCGGTGGTCTTCCGCGTTGCCTTGGGTTACGGACCAAGGCTCATGGATCATCCAAATGGAAGACTTCGGGCTGATTGTTTTGCTGCCACCGAGGGCGATAATGGAAGCGATTGAAACCGCGTAGCCGTCCACGAAACACGTAACGTCTTGGCGCCGGTCCTTGAGAACGTTATAGATTTCGATCCCGTCTTGGGTGCTTCCGCCTTCGGAGTTGATTCGAACTTTGATCTTTGTTCCGGCTGGGATTTTCTTGAGTTCATCACGAAAGTCCTTTGAACTTGTGCCGCTGCCATCCCACCCATCTTTGCCAATCCGGCCAGATATTACCATCTCGGCTGGCGCATTCGGGTCCATCGAATACACGATGGATAGCCAGTCGTTTTTCTTGGAAATTGATTTTGTGCTCATGCGGTTTTGGGTTCCGGCTTCTGGTCTTGTTTCGCGGGTTGCGGCTCTTCCGCTCCCGGTTCGGCTGTAAGCTTGATGTTGATGATTTGGGAAATCTCGTAAGGCTCGATCTTAAACTCCTTAGCCAGTTGTTTGACATAGGCTCTTGTCTCCGCTATCTGCCTCATCTGTTGCCGCCAATCCTGCTGGCGCTCGGCGTAGATGTCCTGAATCGTCATAGTGCCCGCCTGTAGCTCTAGCTGACGGGCTTGCGCCGTGTAGCCAATGTCCACATTGGGAGCACGGGGGGGGCGAATAATGGAATCAAGGAAGTTTTGCGGCTTGGTGCCGTCCATCGTTCGGTCGAACTGAACAGCCCAGCGCGTTTGCCATTCATAAATGTCGCGTAGCGCAATAGCGACAAGTTCGAAGTTGATTCGCGAGCTGTAGGCGTAGGTGTCCAGCACCGCCCTAATCTCAGTGCCCTGCACACTGTAAGGCACTACCAGCAACTTCGGCACGCAATAAGAGCAGCAAATAGAGTTAAGCAGAATGTCCCAGTGCATCTGCTGGCTTACGCTTGGCCGGTCAACTTGGAACTGCTTGAGGCTATCGCCCGCCTTCAGCGCGATGTGTTGGCTCCCAAGTGTGACCTTGTAGAACTGGTCCGCATTCTTCATCACCAATCCTCCCGCGGCGTTGGTAGAAGAAATTGATAACCGGCTTCGGCGGGTGGCGTTTATGTCTATTTCCCCAGTTGGATTGGTTTCGACGTTTCCGATAGCCGAAGCGAGCTTTGCCGCCTGCATTTCCAGCATTTGCAGGTCTTCGTAGTCGTGCAGGGTATTCATTCCCGAGAATCCCTCAGGTATGCCGCGCATTTGGCCCGGGCGCCGGGCCTTGAAGATGTGGATTATTTCCTTGGCTGGAATCGCCGTATAGGCGTGCTGGTCGAAGGCATCCCGCACCCAATAGACGACCGGCAACCCATTTGAGTCAACGGATATGCCATCAAAGATCGTTTTTCCTTCTTCTGTGCGCTTGTCTAGGGGAGTTTCTACGCGGTGCGCTTCGATGCTCTCGATTTTGGGCATTCCGCGGTCGCTGATCTTGTGAACGAAGATTTCGCCGTCGTCGAACAGCGCCCCGGCCCATTGGATGCAGACTTGCCCCAAATTAAGCCTTGAAGTGATCTCAGGAGCGCGACACCAAGCGTCCCATGATGTTTGGCGGCTGACATTCCACGCCTCGTCTGCGCTGTTTGGCGTGACCTTCAGCCCTTCGATGCCAACGCTGAACTGAATAAAAAGGCTCCGAATCCAGTTTACGATTGGAGAATTGACAACCCAATATCGGTGACGGCGCTGAAGCTCCTTGCGGCTGGCGGAATCAACATCAAGGCGCGCATCCTGGTAGCTCTGACCAAGCCAGGAACGTTCTCCCCACCGATACACCACCGCTTCAAAGCGATTGAATACCAGTGCGGTCGCTAACTTGATGTTGTTCCAAAGCTTTTTCATGCCTGGCCTGTGGTCACTGCTGGCCAACGGAGGTTTGTGAAATCGCCCTGGAAAGCGCGGACACCTACCATGTAATCGGATGCCATCATGGTAGCGAAACACAAGTTATCATCCGTGGCGTCCTGGCCGGATGCCGTGAGCGCGGATTGTGACTCCGTGTAGATTGCGAAAAACTCCTCCGAAAGCGCGAACACTTCAACCGGTGTCAACTCCATCGCGCTTGCCATCTGAGCGTAGGAGTCAGCGTAGCCACCGCCTGAAGTGGATTGGATTATGCGACCGCCCTTAAGGAACTGGAAAGCGTAGCTTTGAAATTCGTCTAGGCACTGCGCCAATGGCTTCTGAGCCGCTGAAGCTGTTCCCCAGAGGCTCCTAAGAAATCCGCTTTTAATTTCGGCGCGTAACCGTGCCACGTCTGATTAAGACGTGATATTAAGGAAGTAATCTATGGCTGGATTATGCCAAATTATACCGACGCTTACCAACTTTTACCGATCTAAGCCAAGAATTGTGATCACCCTGGCCGAGTAATACAATATACAGCGTGTCTTGAATTTCACCCGAGCTGAATGCAATCCCCACAGCCGCTCGTTTCTGCCAACCATGCGCACGGATACATTTGGGCCGAGCATTTGGGCGATTTCCTTGCGGGTGATGGTTGGCGCTATGGTTGTCATTCTGTTTCATCCTTCGGGTGAGTGTTCAGAAAACCGTAATAATTCGCCGCCGCTACCTGCATCGTTTCGCAGCTTTGCAAATGGTCCGGCGCGTGCCGATGTCGAGGAACCCACGCAACGACCTCTTGCCCCATTTTGATAACTGTTTTCTTCACCTTCCCGCGCATGTGGACGTGATATAGGTCTTGGTCCAGGGCTGGACCTATGCCCCACGTCACTCCTGCGACCTTGCCGTAGCGCAGCCGGTCAAGCTGGTTCAAAAAGTAATCCCTTGGGAACTGGAAAAGGCTCATTTGAATCTGCCCGGCGTCTTGCGTGCCCTCGTAAGGATCAATCGTAGCGAGGTTGTAATGCGCCCGCGCCTTTGTGTCCGGGTCGGGCCAGGTACGATGTCCGGGCATACCTTTAGCTGGCATCCAGCCCATGTGCCAGTTTATCTGCGTTTGATTATCTCGATCAACGTCTCCGTGGGCTGCGCATTCTCGATAGACGCCCGCATTATCCTTGCTTCCGAAACCTGAGTCCACGATAACACCAACGTCAGGGACGGTATGTTTCTTTTGAGCCGACGCCACATCCTCCCAAGTCTCAAGCGGTCCTCCGTCAATGCCAATGATCTTATCTCCACTATAAGCGCGGACCACAAACCAGAAATAAGCAACGACAACCTCCCCATTCCACCGAACCTCCGGGCCGGTCTGTTGCACGTCCACAGTCATTATCTTTTTCCACTCCGCCCCCACCTGGATTGCGAGCGCCTTCTCCACGCGCTTGCCGGAGGCATCCTGACTGCCATAGGGCTCCGCGAGGTCGTTATTCACGAACGAACGCGGTCCATCGAGGCTGTGAATGGCTTTGAGGAACCTAACGGCCATTTCCCCCACCCCGCATTGCGTGTGCATCGCATTCATGGCGGGAAGGTGGTATCCGCGGTGCGAGCGGTCTGGAAAGGTTGGAATCCACTGGCCAGCGCGGTCCATCGCGGGCTTGTGATTGTCGGTGATCTTGCCTTTGCAGTGCGCGCACTCATAATGCGCTGTCTCCCGGACTAAATCCTCGTTCCAGGTACCGTTTTCCAGCTTCGCGGCCTTGTCCCAGACAACGTATGCCTCGCATCCGAGCTTGGGAAGCATCGAGAAATCCTTGGACCAAGCCAGAACCACGAGCTTTGAGCAATGCGGGCACGGCATGTGCCGGCGCCGGAAGTCGCTCTTGGTGGTCAACTCCTGCCAAATGCGGCCACTGACTAGCGTTGGAGTGCTCGCCTTGAACCGCTTCGGGTTGCTAAACTCCTTGCACCGTTCATCCGCCAGCGCGGACGCGTCGGCCTCAACTACCTGCCCGTCTTCATCGCGCTTCCTGGCAGAGTTGAATTTCTCAACCTCGTCTTGGATGACCACGCGGCAAGGATTTGATGCCAGTGCGGCGACCGAGTTGCTACCGGTCCAGTCGATGATTGCTCCGCCGAGGATTTGCTGTGGCGTTTTGAACTCATGCCGCCGGTTGCCGCCCCCGGGAATCAGCGCAGCCAGCGCTTTTGAAGCGCGTATCATTGGAATGCACCGCGTGCGAGCATCATCCTCTGCGCCGGCTGTGCCTTTGGTCTTGGGTTTGACGTAAAGTATCCGCGCGGGCGCGTGCTTGATGGTCCAGGCCAGTCCAGCGTAAAGAATTCGCGTCTTGCCGGTCCTGGGTGCCATCACGGTTACTTGGTCGGTCACTTCCTGCCGGCCCCAGTTGTCTAGCGGCTCCCGCAGATACTCCCGTCCTGCCAGCGAGAATGGACCGTGACAATCCGGCTCGTTAAACACGATCTCGCGCTCTGCCCATTCGCTCACGGATAGCGTTGACCTAGGCTCACTCACGCGAGCTAGCATCCGATAAAGCCAGGCAGTTTGCGCGGCGGTCATTTCCTATTTTCGCGCACCATCGCCTGACACCAACTCATTCCCGAATGCGCTATACCGCCGCACAGCGACCAACCATCCGCCAGAAAGATGTTCACCCGCTCCTCAAGTTGTCGCGGCCCGTTTGCGTGGACGATCATGTAACGCTTTTTCATTTTACCAGTATTTATTCACGAAGTGATACGCGGCGGTAGCAACCCAACCGAGGGCGCAACACCACACACAGACGCAAAGCAACATGCCCAGCATAATTATCCACTCCACCCATGACGTTTGTTTCATTTCAACCTTTCCCGCAAATGCGGTTTGATGGTCCGCTCGATGTAGCCTTCAATCGCCCGCTGCGCTGACTCCGGGTCGCTTGGGTTGCACAACTGGCCGAGGGCCATGGCCATGCCACCAAGCGCCTCACCTAGGGGTTGCACAAGTTTTTCGATGATGGCTTGTTCAACTTCAGGCATGATTACAATTTCTTTGTTAGCCAGCCGATTCTCGCGCTCCTTTTCTTCCGCCTGAGCCCTGAGCAGCCGGCGCTTCTCAGCATCCTTGTCCCCCACGATAGCCTTGAAGATTGTGCGAGCGTCAACCTTCGAATGCGGCTCCGGCATTTCCGCACCTGCCTGCGTGAGCGACCTGGCTAAAGTCTGCCGGTCGATGCCAAAACGGTTGGCCCATTCGGCTAAGGTCGCTTCCCAGGATGGCTTATCCGCTACAGCGGCCATATAAGCGAAAAACGGTTTCGAAGTCTCATAGATTTTCAGGACAATGGCAAACAGTGCCTTGCTCGCCCTGTGCTATAGGAGACTCCTTAAGATACCAATACGATCCCCATATCACCCCATTACAAACAAACTTGACGCATCCGCTCTTGACAGGCTTTGCTTCTGCCCCCATATCTATATCGCAACCCCCTGACCCGCGTGTGAAGACGAGAGAGATCATGCCGCTTGTTGTTGGGGTGTGATGATGGCTACTGGCTTCCGCATGGCTTCCTTCCTCGCAACCCCAGCGGGTGACGCCCACCAAGCACGGCTTTGTTCGGTGCGTCGTTTCGCATCGCCTTTGCCGGCCTTGCCGCCGAGCCTGCCCATTGCCTGTAATGCCTGTCTGCGTGTCACTGGGGAGAATGTAGCCGATGCAAGCCGTTGGGTCAACTGGAAAGTGCTATGCTTTTGAGGTATGGCTGATACTGGTTTGCCATACCAACAAAGTATAGCAGAATTCTCAAATAACACTTGCAACGCAACGGCTTGCATCGTATTGTGTCGGTAACGATAGAAATGGTAAACACGGTAAACAAAATTGACAGATGAAAACGACACAACAGCAAAAAAACAGTTACCGGAGGTTTTTGCGCGCGGCCCGAAAGGCCGGTGCGGTGAGCTTCCAAAAATCATCCCACGGATGCGGTTGTTACTCCGCGCAGGGGTTTGACGCGGCGGGTAAATGCGTGTGTGATTGGAACCTTTAACGGAGAAAACAGAAGGATCGAAGATGAAACAGAACACGAAAACAAACGCAGAAGTGAGGGCTGATCAGCCGTCCTGGACATACGACATCACCACTCGGGTCGGACAGTCTGCCCCTGTATCGAGGGCGCTCGTATGCGCCGGCGA